TTCGAGATTTGCGCGCACTCCGTGATGGTGCCGTAGATGCCGTCAATCGAATCGTCTTTCGTCGCCACCAAGAAGCACGACGAGAGTTGTGGCCTCGGGGTGCCACTGTTGAACAGCGTGGGCGTGGCGTGGGTGAAATTCCCCTGGGACATGAGTTCGTACGTCTCCAAAACCTTTTCAACGTCCTCCCCGTGAATCCCGATCGCCACTCGCATCCACATGTACTGGGGGGTTTCCACGACGTGTCCGTTGATTTTCTGGAGGTACCCTTTCTCCAATGTCTTCAGGCCGAAATACCCGAAATCGAAATCCCTCTCGAACACGATCGAGTCTTTCACCTCCTTAGCGGTCTTGACGACGTCCTCGGTGACGATGCCCTCGGCGTGGAGTTTTTTCATGGCGAGGTGGAAATTATTCGGCGCCTGCTTCCTGATATTGGAGGCGACGATGCGCGTCGCGAGGGTTTCGTAATCGGGGTCTTCTGTGATCATCCCGATGCATATCTCAGCACTCAGAGTATCGATTTCAGTGGTCTTGATGCCGTCGTACATGGACGAGAAGACTTTCTGGGCGACCACGGTGGGGTCGACCGAGGTTGACAGCCCGTCGCACAGATTCGATATTCTGAGGGTGACTTTGTCAAACTTGACATCCTCAATTTTTCCGGAACGCTTCTGCACTCGCATGGTTGGCTGGTACCTAACTAATGCCGTATATTTTTAAGTGCACTTAAAATCACCGGAGCGGACGACGACCGCGCCCACGGCTTCAAACTTTCGCGTCGGATGCAAGAAATACGTGTTGTTGTTAAAGAGGCCCGGGACACCAGGCTTGCTCACTGGGGCGTAGGAGTTGACGAAGCACGCCGGCGACTTGCACGGGACGGTGTCCGGGGACGACGGCTTCTGGGCGAACGTCTCGTCAAAATCTGCGAGGACGACTGGTTGCATGATTGAATTATTATAGACTGGGATTATTTTCACTGCTCATAGTAATGAGTAGCCTCAGCACCCTGAGACAATCTGAGACCCCTTTGAACACGCTCTTCTTCTCAGAATTCAATCGAAATCTCCTCCAGCACGCGATCCGCACCCGTTTCCGTCAGATTTCAGGTGGGATCGAGATCGACCGCCAGTCCGACGACGACCTCTTCGCCCTCATGCGGGTCATTTTCATCAATAACGCCGGCGATCACTACCAACGCGTGAACGAGCAGGTGCGTGAGATGAACACGATCGTCATGAACGCCGCGGTGAAGCAAATCAAGACCGGTGTGATGCAACAGATCGATTACCTCCGGGACACGGAGAGCATGGCCGAACCCTTGGCCCAGCCGATTAACACGTCCACCCACGGGAAGAAGATTCCGTTCAACGAAAAAATTGGTGTATAAACGTTTCGACCCCATGTATGATTAAGATATATGTGTCTGAATCAATACAAAGAACAGACCAAGCGTCTGTGCAAATTGCGAGGATGGGACGGCACGGTGGAACAAACGTGGCTTCTCCTGTCCGAGGAATTCGGTGAATTAGCGAGCGCGATTCGGCAATACAACAGGGTCTTCAAAAAAATCAACCTAAAGAAGGAGAAGGGTCAGGACGTGGCGAGTGAGATGGCGGACGTCCTCTCCTACATATTTCAACTGTCAGCACAACTCGACATCGACCTCGACGACGCTTGGAACGAACAATTGACGAAGATGCACACAAAAAAATATGCACCTAATACAAATGAGCGAGTCCATGCTAGACGACGAAAACCAGATGAATGGGTGGAACCCGTTTGTGAACGAGCGCGATCTACTCCTCCCGGGTGCGGTCCGGCGTAACGGGGATTTCGATGATTTCGACGAGGTCGTCGCGGAAAACACGTGGGGGGTCCCAGACGCCGAGCCCTCCCCCCTGTGCGAGGTGGCGGCGACGATGGGTGACCGCACGGTGGATTTCTGCAAGCCCGCGGCGCCGAACTGCGTGGACAAGAGGCCGATGCAACCGAAGCGATACATCGATTTGGGGTGGACGTGCAAGAACCCGCGCGGAGGTGGTCCAGCACCGAAGAGGGCGGTCAAAGTCATCTCTCCCTCCCCGAGGACGAAATTGGTGGTGAGGCCATTCGTTATTTTTATTCTTACATTGTTAATTCTATTTCTATTAATCTCAAGACGTTAAATAACTTTTCCAAGCGACGCGTGTCCGTCGTGCGCTCGATGAGATCGAAAAACGTGTGGTCGATCGTCTCGAAGACGTAATCGCGCTGCCAGTCCGAACGCACGTCGATCCACGGCGGGGTGAACGAGGGGTCCAGAATGCGCATGGTGTGCATGAGCCATATCTGCGCCTTGGTGCCCGGTTCGAGGTCGTTGCATATGTTCGCGAGGGCGACCTCGCACATCTTTTGCAACACCTCCGTGGTCTGCTCCACCATGGAATTTAAAAACTTGTCGTATCGAACAGTCTTCTTGAGGGATTGGATCTCCACCCAACTCCCAAGTGGACGCGTCGCGAGATTGTCGACGTGGGTTTCGTATTCCCTCGCGTACGGGCTGTACCGGTCGTACTCGATGCGAACGTAGTCGAGTCCCGACTCGACGTCGTGAATGTACTTGGCGGAGTGCAAGAACATCATTTTACATATATGGTGGGTTTTCTGCCTTAAGCCCATCGAAACCTCGGTATGTCTTTAAAATGCGTTACTCTTCCATCGCCAACAATCATTTTTCCTACATCCTCACCCTGGATGAATTCAGGAATCAATTCACCCAGGGGGTGGCTGTGCGACCGTCGTACGTGAAAATAACCACCATCACCATGATTTCAAGGTTCGAACAACCGCTGGACATCCACCGCGTGCGTGGGACGTTTGAAAAATTAGGTGAACTCAAGTGGAGACACAAAGGGTCCAGGTCGAAGAGGCAGATCACGTGGTCCCTCGGAAACGCGGTGTTTTACAACCAAGTGACCCTTCGGTGCGTTGACGAGTTCAACTCCGTGAAGAGCGTGAAGATTTTCCCGAACGGAAGCATCCAAGTCGCCGGGTGCACCTCCCTGTTCGATTGTCAGAGAATCATAGACCAATTGGGGAAGATGCTGTTCGTCATCCTCGGCAAACGTCTCAAGGCGGAACAATTCAAGGTGGTGATGATAAACAGCAATTTCTCACTCAATCACGAGTTGAATCTCATCGCGGTGCACAGACATTTCGACGAACAGGGGGACATATTCTCCGTGTCGTTCGAACCCGAGAGGTACAGCGCTGTGAAAATTAAATTCAAACCCGCGGAGGAGATGAAACAAATCACCGCCAGTGTGTTTGCGACTGGAAAAGTAATTATCACAGGAGCACGCACGTTGAAAGAGATCGCCTACGCGTACAACATCGTCGCCTCGACTATTCACGCCGAACCCTCGCTAGCGGTGAAACCCACGGAGAATGTGGACGTGTTCGACAGGTACATGGGATACGACACCGAGAAAATGGTACGAGCGCTTCGGAACAAAGGGCATCAGTCGTGGGTGCGAACTATCGAAAACAAACAGATAAATTTCTCAGCATGTAATAACAACAACTAACATGTCTCAGCGCATGGGCATGGCCGATGGAAGATGCTACCAAATCCACTCCTCGTCGAGATTGATCAACAACTACGTGATGCAACAAGAAGGCATCAACATGGAAGACAACTATTCCTACCGACAGTACTTGCAACGCACGGGTCCGGCGGTGTTGGACAAGATCCAAGCCGCCCAAGGCAACGAAAAGTGCAACCAGTGCCACACCCCGCTCCTCAATTTGAAGAACACGTACTGAGTGAAAAATGGCGAAAAATTATTCGCTTTATTAACCAGGAATGACCACATGCAGTATATGTCTGAACGAGGTGCGGTCGTCTCGACACAACTCAAATCCGCCGATACGTTGCGGACATATATTCCACAGACACTGCCTGGAGAAATGGAAAGCGAAGGGCAAACACACGTGTCCACTCTGCCGTCAAGTCTTCGACGTCTCTAAGTTTACGGTGTCCCTCACCGTCACGAACAATTACACCTCGAACGTTTCGACCACGAATCTGAACACGGAGAACGTCTTCAACGTGTTTGATATTTTTGAATTGAACGTCGACCTCGAGGACACCCTCGATCTGGACCGATTATTTTCGGACATTGGTCTGACGCTTGACGACGTTGACTCGAACGTTTTTACTTTTGGCGCCGACATTCCTCTTATGGGCGGGGGCAGTGGGTCCGACTCGAACACCCTTCCCAGCGACGCAGAAAGCGTTACAGAATAACTTGTAGTTGAGCCCAGGGTACGCCCTCGACGCCGTGCGAGGGTCCTTGATGATCTTCCCCTTGGCGTCGGTCAGGAGCGCGCCCGTGGCCCACCCTCTCTTGTGAGACCACACGTTCGCCTTGAACGTCAGGAGTTTCCCAGGTCTGAGCGTGCGCAACACCTTATTCTTCGCCTTGGCCTTCTCCACCGCGCGGGACACGCGTTGGACGGGCACCTTGAAAAAACGCGCGACGCTCGTGATGGTGTCGCCCTTTTTCACCTTGTATTCAACCACCCCGTGCTGTTTGTACCAGTGGAAATCCCCTTGTTTGATGAAATTCGACGGACGCGCGGGAGCGACGAAAAGCATCGTCTTGTAGTACCCCTTCCTGCATCGTTTCTGAGGATCCTTGCACACGTACACCTTTTTCGGGTTGTCGCTGACCACGCGCCTGGCCAGGTCCTTGCAGTGGGTGTAGGAGTGCGGGAGGGAGGAGAGACCAGAGCGGTCACCCGGGATGCTCTTGTGCGGACGCGACGCGGCCTCGTAATCAGAGAACGCGTAGGCGTAACAATTGTTGTTACCCACACCCCGACGACTGCTCCACAGACGGTGGGTGAATTTCTTCTCAGAGCCACTCAGTGGGAGTTTCATTTTTATTTTGTTTTATTAATATATAGAAACAAATTAAAATGGCCCTCAAAGAAGTCGTTCGAAGCAAGAGCCGCCGGGAACTCCTCAGTGAATTGGTGACTTTCCTCCTCACCCTCCTCCTCTCCTCCTTCCTCATCCGACTCATGTGGAATCGATCCTTGGTCCCACACATCACCGCACTGAAGCCGATCAGAACCCTCGGTGACGCATTTTTGCTCAGCATGTCCCTCTCCGTCCTCAAGTGCTGCTAATTTGAATTTGAATATTGAAAAACTTGTTTTCAGATTTTTGAATATTCAATCTCTCACATCTCGTTGTATCCGACGTGTCTCTCCCCTTCTGGGCTCACGAGCGTCGGGAACGCCTTGACGTCTCCGCACTCACCCTTCTCGCAATCCTTGAAGACGTGGTCGATGCCCTTCTTTTTCATGTAATCCAACTGCTTGCGCGTCCACCCACACCCCATGGTTCCGAAGACGGTCCACTTCCCCTCCGCAGAGGTAGTGGCCGGTGCACTCGGGGCGACGGCGCCACGACCGGTGTTCATGAGGATGTACAAATCTACGAGGAGGAGGATAATAAAGGCGATCATGTGTGTTACATTGCACTGAGATTATTTATTTTATATCACTCGTCAATCATGTCTTCTTCGAATTCTTCCTCCTCTTCCTCGCCTTCATCCAGAGACGTTCCAGCGTCGGACGACGGGAGGTCGATGCCTTGGAAGGCGAACGACGGGAGTCTTTGCGATTGTTCCATCAAAACTTGGGAGAGTCGAATCGTGACACCGAACTTGTTGTCGATGAACCACACCGATTGCACGTCGCAAATCGCGCAGCACTTTTGTCCCTTCTCGACGGTGTCGAGGGAGACGCGCTCGCGCTTCATGTTGTACGCCTCCGGGACGAATGTCCCGTCCGGCTTGGTGAGGATTTTAAGTTTCATCGTCGCCGGGTAGTCCTCCTTGCCCGGGCGGACGATCGGCTTGTACAGGGCCTGTTTGAGGACCTCGACGTTAAACTCCTTCCCAAGCCACTCCTTGGAGTTTTCGGCGACGGTGTTCACGATCAGTTCGTCCAACTGCTCGAGTTGCCCCTTCAGTTCCATCGCCGCCTCGTTGTCGGTGTCGAATGAGAGATCGAGGCTGTAACTCGTTTTCCCAGAGGCCTCGTCCGTGTAGGAGGACATCCCGTACGGAGAGCGAAGGAACGGAAGTTGGAGGTAGAGTTTCTTGTTGTCGCTTTGGAGGTAAACCGTTTTGTTTCCCATCTTACCTTTCTTCATCTTCGTGAAGGTAATCTTGGAAACATCGAAATCTTTGGATTGGGTGATAGCGAGCGACATGTTTCTGTTTCTTGTGTATAGTAATATCTGGGCTGAAAACTTTAAGTCGCGATTTTTTTTGTCAGCCAAGAATAGGATGAACCCAGTGACACTCATCATCGCCCTGCTCTTCGCGGTGTGCTGCTGCTGCTGCAGCGTATCAAGCAGCGTCGGTGGATTTTGGAAATGCACCGCCGGCTCTTTAGATCCGTACGATTTCAGTTTGGACGCGTGCACCGAAATCCCAGACGTGACGAGCGTGTACGCGCAATACGTTCGAATCCAGCAGACGACTAAGAAAGCCATCAAGATTGCGGAGATCGCCGTCTACGACGGGGATAAACCCATCAGCCAAGACAAAGTGGTCAAGGCGTCGTCAAAGTTGGAGGGATTCTCCCTGCAAAATCTCACCTCGGGGGGACAACCGTCGGATGGGTTCGGTGGAACCACGGACGCGACGGACGCCGAATACATCGAAGTAGACCTCGGACAGGAGACCAAGGTGAGTCTCGTCTACGTCGTGAACGCCCCGGACACCCCCGACGGGTTGAAGGGATGCGAGATCGTCCTCTTCAATAAAGACAAAAAGGAGGTGAAAAAATCAAAGAAGTGTGAGGTGGACGGTCAAGCCATCGTTTGGACGACCTCCGGGGACGCCCTCCAATCCACGGCGTTGAGGGACGTGGAGAAGAACATCCACGTCAACGGGCGATACGTGAAACTCATGCACACGGAGAATGAACCGGTGATAAACCTCGCCCTCGTGAAGGTCTTGGACGACGAGGGACTCGATTACGCGAATGGGAAAATCGCAAAGTCGAACTCCGTGCACCCCGCGGGTCCGATGAAGAATTTGACGGACAAGAACAAAGATAATTTCGCACACACGCATGGACCGAACACTGAAAAGGACTGGATCGAAATTGATTTGGGCGCCACGCAAAAGATTTATTCGATAGAAATTTACAATCGTAAGGATTGTTGTAAAGACCGGGCGAAAGGTATTCAAGTGTCGGTGTTGGACGAAGAGAGGGACATCGTCTCCCGTACGCCCCTTATCGCGGAGGAAAAAGACCAATACACGTACACCTTCGTGAACGGTGCGGGTGAATGGGTCTAAACTGCATTGATTACAAGGGTCACTCTTTCAAAAAAAATGTCCCCCACTTTTAGATGGGAGTTGGAGTTCTGATCCTTCTGCTCTTTTGCGTGTGTTGCATCGTGTCCTCTTTCGGGGCGGGGTCTTACGCGTATCTGTACATGGGACCGGCGGCTGAAATCGACCCAACGTCCGAGGAAATCCTCGCCGCGCTCGGACCCGTTCCCGGGGTGAAAGCGAAGACGGTGAAACTCGTCAACGCCCAGGGTGTTCTCGTCCAGGAGATACAAATCCTCAACAAGATGGCGCGCAACCTCTCCGACGGGGTGACAGCGAACACGGACGAACCCACGGCTTACGTTCTCACCTTGGACAAAGACGTGGAGATCGATAAGGTGGCTGTGATTAATAAACCAGGACCAGCGCAAACGATCGTCGGGTCGCAATTGATATTCGTGAACGCAGCCGGGAATGAAGTGAAGAAATCGAAAACCATTTCGACCGCAGAAAACGTTCTCGAGTACGACCTCCTCGTGGACAAGTGGAGGAAAGCGTCGTTCAAGAAATACAACTATAAAGAGGACGGGACGCCCCCCGAAGCACCGTCTCAGAGCGACGGACCCAGTCCCGATCCCGATGAAAAAAATGTTGAATAACTATATACACTATGGGTCTCTTCAAGGACTGCGGTTGCGGCTGCAATGGTAAGAAGCAGGAACAAAAATTTACCATCAGCGTCATCAGTGCGCTGACTTTTTTTCTCGTTGCCAACCCTCAGACGTACATTCTCACGCGGCGATTGTTGGGTGCCGGTCTCTCCTCTGTGAACGGTAACCCGACGCTTCTCGGATTAATCATCCACAGCATCGTTTTCTTGCTCATCGTGTGGGCGATGATGAACATCCGACAGGAAAAGTACGAAGCCCCGGCTCCGGCTCCAGCGAAGGCGGAGGCGAAGGGCCCGTCCCCGGTCGTCGAGGACGAGGAAGAGGAAGAGGAAGAGGAAGAGGAAGAGGAAGAGGAGGAGGGCCCGTCCCCGGGACCGACTCCGGAAAAGAAGGAGGCGGAGGGTCTCATGTTCATGGACCTCGAAGACGGTTTCGCCTCGTTCGACCTCGAAGGTTCCTCCGTGGGTGCCGGCCCGGCGCCGATGACGGCCTCTCACATGACGTGCGGGTGCCCGGACGGTACCACGGTGCAAGTTGCTCGCAAGTAAATCATCTCAGGTGTGTTAAATTAAAACAAATTACACATTCAAAATGTCCGAGACAAACGCCTTTTGAATGTGCATAAAAAAAAGTTATTGACAAGTATGCTACGATATGCCGCAACGAATAGAGAATTGTCGGGGGTGATACGAAAATATCAACTTAGGGGGGAGAGGGTCATCCTCGATTACGCGAGGGAGAATTGTCATTTGACAGAGGCACCCCATGTGGAGGAGATAACGAAGACGATGATTCGAGCCATCCCCCGTGGTTCGATGTGTGCGGTCAAGTTTACGAGTTTCGGGTCGAGGGAGAACGAGACCGAGGCGAAGGAACACGTGGCCTCCATCGTGGAACTGGCCGAGACCAAGGGCGTGGACATCGCGGTGGACGCCGAGGACGTTCTATACCCCCAATCGTGTTACGAACTCATGCACCGTTACAACACGAGAGAACATTCGAGGGTATACAAGACCTATCAAATGTATCGGAGAGATGGGTTCGACGAACTATTGCGGGACATCGAACAGTCGCACGCGGATGGATTCAAGTTGGGGGTGAAATTAGTGAGGGGCGCGTATCTCAACAGACAGAGAAATTTGTTTGATAAAAAAGAAGATGTCGATCACAATTACAATAAAGCCCTGCATTACGCGTGCACCGCGCCTCACGTGCACACTATCGTCGCCACCCACAACCCCGTGTCTCTGCGCATCGCTCGTAAGTTTGACATGGACCGCTTCGTGACGGCCAAACTCATGGGATTCGACGAGCGCGACGTGATGGATTACCGATACGTCCCCTACGGAACACTCATGGAGTTGACCCCGTACCTGTTTCGGCGGTTACGCGAGCGCATGGCGTGGGATTAGAAATCTTCGTCGAATCCTATGTCTTCGGCGGTGTCGTCCATTTTCCCATATTCCCCCACCCTCTTTTCGAAAAAATTAGTTTTCCCTTCCAGGGAAATGTTCAACATGAAATCGAATGGGTTTTTGGCGTTAAAGATGGGCGTCGCTCCAACGCTCTTGAGGAGTCGATCGCTCACGAATTCGATGTACGTCGACATCTCTTCGGAGTTCATCCCGATGAGACGGCACGGGAGGGCTTCGCATATGAAATTCTTCTCGATGTCCACCGCCTCTTGAACTATCTCACGGAGGGTCTCCGCCTTCGGTGGGTGTTTGAGCATTTTGAAGAGTTCGACCGCGAATTCTTGGTGCAAGGCTTCGTCTCGAGAGATCAATTCGTTCGAGAACGTGAGTCCGGGCATCAACCCTCGTTTCTTGAGCCAGAAGATGGCGCAGAAAGAACCGGAGAAGAAGATGCCCTCGACGCACGCGAAGGCGAAGAGTCTCTCGGCGAACGTTCTCTTTCGGTCGAACCATCTGAGAGCCCATCTCGCCTTCTGGGCTATGCACGGGATGGTTTGGATGGCGCCGAACGCCTCCTTCTTCTCCGCGGGGTCTTTGATGTACTTATCAATCAGTAAAGAATACGTTTCCCCGTGCACCATCTCGTTGTGACATTGGTACGCGTAAAAACTCCTCGCCTCCGCGGACGCCACCTCGTCGGCGAAATTGTTGTTGATGTTCTCGAACACGATCCCATCCGACCCCGCGAAGAAGGCCAGAATGTATTTGATGAATCGTCTCTCATTATCGTTCAACTTGGTCCAGTCCTCCATGTCCTTGGAGAGGTCCACCTCCTCCGCGGTCCAGTTTGACATTTGTGCTTTTTTGTACAGTTGCCACAAGTTCTTGTGTTCGATAGGGAACACGGTGAATCTGGACAGCGTCGGGTGGAGGAGGGGTTCGTACTCGTCCTCCAGATATTCCTGAAACTCGAAAAAATTGCCAATCCTGAAGTCACATCCCGGTGTCGTCAAAAAAATCTGTGGGTACGCGTCGAGGGACCCCCCACATTTCTCTTTAACCTCCTCCCTCGGGATTTCTCTCTTCTCGTACGGCAAGTTTTCGTCTTCACATAGTTTCTTTGCTAAATCACAATATTTGCAATCTTGCTTGGAATAAATAATAAATGTCATCTGGTGGGGCTGGGTATTGTACCTAAATATTTTTTGTGTGGAAATCTTAAGTTATGAATGCGATTATCCCAGGTGAAATCAAAGAAAATGAGTGCGTCAGGGCCATGGTGAAAGAGGACGACGTGGAGGAGGAGATGCTCGGCGTCGTCACGCTGAACACGGGTCGAGGACTCGTGGGCGTCCGCCTCCTGACCCCGACGGAAAAGTTTTACAAGAACGCCCCGGTGTGGGCCCTCGACGAAGACGTCACCGCGGTCCCGTGGGAGGCCCTCACCGAGCACCATCCCGACTGCACCCTCTGTGAACTCGATTTCAAGTCCGTGGGTGAAGATCTGTGGGTGGCCCTCGAGGACATCGACGTCGAGGAGACGGACAGCGAGGTGTGGAGCGACACCGACACCGACCTCTCCGGTTTCATCGTGAGCGATGGAGACGTCTCGGGACAGGAAGACGTCCCGGAGGGTGCGCGCGAGATCGACCGCGTGTGGGACGACTGGAACCCGACAAGTCCAGGCGCGCGCTCGTTCAAGGACACCATCGACGCCATCGAAGCGAGAATAAGACACTCTTTTTGAGTTAAGTGCGTCAGGGCACGAAAACTAAAAAATCGCGTGATTGCACCAAAAATGCTGGCAGCAATATGGTCAGACTTGGAAATTCTCCGAGCCGAAGAACAACAACAACAGATTCAAATGAAAAAGCCAGTGGATACGATTAACTTTTGTTTGTGTGGTGGGCAAAAACTTTTAGTGGATGGCCTCCCCACGTGCACCGAGTGCGGTCGCGTGGACACCATATTCATCGACGATGGGGCGGAGTGGAAGAGTGGGATCTCTTCGGACGGACAGGTGACCGACGGTTCGAGGTGTGGGAACCCCACCGCGCCGTCTGAATTGTTTTCGCACTCGTGGGGGAAGAGTTGCATCATCGCCGCGGGTCGTGGGTCGACCTACAAGACTCGGCGCATGGCGAAGATTAATTTCCACCTGTCCATGAGCAATCACCGCGACCGTTCTCTGTTTCACGCGTATCGAGAGATCGACGAGGCGTGTCCCACCCTCCCCGAAAACATTCGTCACGATTCTAAGACGATGTACAAAAAGTTTAACGAACTCAAACTCACCCGTGGTTCGGTGCGCACCGGCATCAAGGCGAATTGCGTCTTATTCGCGTGTCGCCTGAACAAGTACCCGAGGTCGTCCAAAGAGATCGCGGACATGTTTCAGATTAGCACCAAAGACATCAGTCGCACGACCCAACTGTTCAAAGAGACGCTGTGTGGGAAAGCGCAGCAGAAGAGTTACATCACGCGACCGGTGGACCTCGTCCATCGCCTCATGAACGGTTTGGAGTGTTCGGCCGAGGACAGGCAGGACGCGCAAAAGTACGTTCGCGAGATTCAGGATTGCGTGCAACTCATGTCGAAGACCCCGATAGCGGTCGCCGCGGCGGGGATTTACAGTGTGTTGAAAAAACGCGGGTTCACGAAGAGTCAGGTGGCGAAGGTGTGTGAGATATCGGTGCCCACCCTCAACAAAGTAGAATCAATACTTAGAAATTAACGTGTAATGAATATTTAACAGAAATGGTGAAAGTTTTCCTCTCGACACCATGCTACGGCGGGCTTTGTTTAGAGAAGTACATGATATCCGTGATCAAGTTGCAACTCCTCTTAATGCGTAAGAATGTTCAACTCTACGTCGACACTACAGAAAACGAATCTCTGGTCCATCGCGCGCGAAACGTCGCCGTCGGTCGATTCATGCAAAAGACCGACGCCGACCTGTTCCTCTTCATCGACGCGGACATCGACTTCGACCCGGAAGCAGTCGTGCGTCTCGTGGAGTCCGGGCACGACATCAGTTGCGCGTGTTATCCGAAGAAAGTCGTCATGTGGGACCAGGCGAAAAAAGCGGTCGAGGAGGGCGACGACCGACCGATGGCCATGCTCTCCTCCTCCCTCGTCATAAATTTCGGCGCGCAATCCAGGCAAGTCGTCGACGGTTTCATCGAAATTTTGGATGGGCCCACGGGTTTCATGATGATCAAGAGGGAGGTGTTCAAAAAATTGGAGGACGCCTTCCCGGAGTTGTGGTGTAAGAACGACCACCAAAACCGAGACTTCGATGACTACCACGCGTGCTTTGATTGCATGATCGACCCGGGTAATAAGCGGTATTTGTCCGAGGATTACGCCTTCTGCCGCCGGTGGCAACAAATCGGGGGGAAGATCCACGCCGACGTCCGAACGTCCCTCGGTCACGTGGGTAACCTCCCGTTTACCGGGTGCCTGGATGAACGACTTAAGGCTTTGAGTTGTAATTAAATTAATATGAAGTTCGCCACCGTCGTCGTCACCCGAACCAAAGCATGTCACGTCAAGACCATGCACACGATCCTCAAGATGAACATTCAGTGCATGATTCGCGGGTTTCACAACGAGATTATTTTTTGCAACGACTGCCCGTACGACAAGGCTGACACCGTGCAGCACGTCCTCAAGAAGGGGCAGGCGGAGCGCATTTTCTTCATCGATTTCGGAATTCACGTGGACGAAAACAGTATCGCGCAATTGTTCGAAAAACACGAGGGCACGGGTGTGTTGGTGTTCCCCGCGGTGAAGGATGGAATCGATTGGGACATGTTCAAGGCGAAGGTCAGGGAGGGCACGACCGACGAACCCGTGGAGCAGATGGGGCTTCACTTCGACACCGAGGTGAACACGGGGAAAAAATTGGGGGAAAATCTGTACGCGGTGCAGTCCACGACGTCTCGGTGTTTCATGATGAATATTAAAAATGTCAAGAAGCGCATCGACAAAATTCACCCCAAGATGTTTGAAAAACTTAAAAGCGACGGCGTAAAAATAGTCGCGTACACGAAGGCCAAACTCACGTGCACGTACGCCCACGAGTGCATTTCAAACATTTTAAACGCCGCCGGGGTCCGCACAAGTTGATGTCCCTCCGCGTCGATCCGAGTGGGCGCCTTTACGGCGTCGTCGCCGGCTTCATACAGAGTGCGTGGGGCACGAACAAGGGTCGCTTCCCTGGGCCGCAGCCCGTGTCCATCGAGCGTCGGCATTTCCCCCTCCTCACGCGCGATCCGTACGTGGTGTGCGAGAAGACCGATGGGGAGAGGCATATGCTGGTGTGCGTGGAGGTCGAGAAAGATCGTCGCGCGGTGTTGGTGAATCGCGCCTTGGAGATGCGCGTGGTGCCTCTGGTGCTCCCCCCGGACGCGTACAAAGGGACCATCCTCGACGGCGAGGTCTACGAGGGGACGATGTTGGTCTACGACGCACTCTTCGTCGCGGGGGCACCCGTGGGCCAACTGTTTTTCCTGGATCGCCTCGAGAAGATTGAAAATTTCCTTAAGAGAATGATCGTCATGAAATTCGACACGTTCAAATTGCGGCTAAAGACGTTTCACGTGGTCGAGGACATGGATACCTTCATCGACGACTACCTCCCGTCCGTGCGAGAAGAGGTCGACGGGCTCGTGTTCACCCCTGTGAACGAGCCGATGCGCATAGGCACCCACGAGACGATGTTTAAGTGGAAGCCCCAACGCAAGAATACCGTCGATTTCGCCTTGCAGAGGGACTGCGTGCGCAAGGGTGTGTGGCGCTTGTACGTCCAAGACAAAGGACAGTTGGTCTACGAGAGCGAAACTTTACAGGAGGAGGATTACTTCGAGGAGGGCGCCATCGTCGAGTGTGAGTACGTGCCCGAGGTGGAGAGGTGGCGCGCCCTCAAGCGACGCCGAGACAAGACGTATCCCAACAACCGACGGACTTTTTACGCCACGCTCAGGAACATCAAGGAGAACATCCAGATGGAAGAATTTAGAGACTTGTTTCGTTTGTAATGTATGACGCGCGGTTTTACGAATTCCAAAAACGACTGTTATTTCAACACCGCTCTGCAATGTCTTTTCCACGTGCCCGCGCTCTCCAACTATTTGAACGACACGCCGCACCGTGGATCGTGCGCTTTCAGTCGGACGTATTGCGAATTGTTGCGAACGTACTGGCGCGCTGGTGAGACCTCCCCCCTCGACGCCACCCCCCTCCTCCGAGAGTTCCAAAAACACTTCCCCAGGTTCGTGGACGAGGAACAGCACGACGTCCAAGAGGCCATCTTGTGCGTCATCGACATCCTGGAGAGGGCCGACCCGACGCTGAAAAAACTCTTCTATGGGAAAAAGACGCAGGAGACCATTTGGCCCGGAGGGAAGAACACCACCGAAGAGATTTTCAGCGTCCATCTCTTGACGTCCACACCCGGGGCGTCTCTGGCGCAAATGCTCG